CCCACGACGAGCCGTTATAAAACTTCAAAAGGTTTACGCCAGATGATGAGTCGTACCAGAGGTCGCCTTCTGTCGGGCTTGAGGGTGCGGTGCTTGCGATGGTGTATTCCGCCGCATAGCGATTAACGTCAGCAATCGATCCGGCAACCGTGTTCACGTTGGCGATACTGCCGCCAACATTGTTGACATTGGTGATCGATCCAGCAGTCGTGTTGACGTTAGATATTGATCCAGCCGTTGTGTTGACATTCGCAATCGATCCAGCAACCAGACCGATATCAGTGCCATCAGCCGCTACCACCCCAATGTCTGACGCATCTGCCGCAACTGCTGTTACATCACTTGCGATCCCCGCAACCGTTGTGACGTTGGCCGCGATGCCGCTAACTGTGTTGATGTGACCTTGATCTGTCGTTGTTGGTGTGGTTCTCAACCAAGTAGTCGTGCCGAGGTCATAGACCTTCATCACATTATTTGTCGAATCAAAGAACAACGCACCGTCTATTAACGCATCACCATCATTGTCCACTGTCGGGTCTGATGCTTTTGCGCCGAGGTAGCGATCATCAAAACTGTCATACGATGCCGCCGCTGACGTCGCAGACGCGGCACTTGCCGTGGCTGAAGTGCTACTCGATGTCGCTGATGTTGCACTAGCCGTGGCTGACGTTGCCGCCGCCGTCGCACTTGCCGCCGCCGCTGTCGTGATCCCGTCTACATCGTCAGTGCTGTTTTCAAGTGCGGTTCCCGCCGAATTCCATTTAAGCGCCTTGCCAGCAGAGGGGGACGGCATATAGGAACTGGTCGTGTTATCCGATACAGGTAACTGCATCGAGCGGTTGATGTCTTCCTGTAGCTGTTGGTCAATCTGAGTCAGCTTATCGAGTGCCGCCTCATGGGTTTCGGCGGGGAAGGTGTCGTAAGGAACATAGTCAACCGTCTGCGTCTGGGGGACAATTCGTCTAATAACAATCTTTGCCGCACTAGCGGGTGCAGTAGTAAACACCACCGTAGCGGATGTTCCAGAGATGGTTACCGTGTAGTTACCCGATGCGGCTACCGTCGCGTCATTTACGTTGACGTCAATGTGTGTCGAACTTACTACAGGGAATGACAGTGGGTAGCTGGTCTGTGTTCCATCACCAGTAAACGCATCCCTGTTTGTAGTGGTGCTAATTGTCATTTAAAGATGTCCCGTAGAAATCCGTTGATTTGCATATCGTTAAAGAAGATGCTGTTTTGCCAGAGGTTCTGGAAGGGGACTAAACGACGGGCCGCTCTGACGTCCGCGTCCGTCCAGTCCTTATCATCAAATATCGTTCCCACGATGTTGGTGAATGTTCTACCAACGTCTTCGCCCCAGCCGATAGACGGGCCAAGCAGATCGCCTGACAAATTCCTGCTGTGGTATTTGCTAACCTCATAACCGAAGGGGAGGTGTCCAAGCGCATCGCCCGATATCTTTTCAGCTAACGCGGAGAAGTCCGCGAAAATTCCAAAGTAGCCAGCCCTATCCAACGCCTCACGAACTAACTCCTCTGGGTCTGTTGTGATCTCCTGACCTTTCAGTTTCTGTTTGATCCCGTAGACCATGCCGCCGATACCGATCATTGCGATCATTCCAGCCGCCGCTCTACCGTCACCATGAAACATCAACTGCGTCTGGGGAACGGTGATTCGATTGAATGCCGCAAACGAGAAGGACTTAAACTGCCCGACCATTCGGCCTAGCGGTGTCCGCATTGCCATTGGCAAATCCCCTGAGCCGGGGGTCACAATAGCGATTTCAGATTCTCGCTTTAAGGCAGACAAAAAGTAGTCAGCCATTCGTAATGGCTTGCCGTACTCATCCAGCCAGTGGTCGATGTTGGGGACATGAAGCCCGTCCACCTCTTCACCGTACTTGCGGTAGAGCCTCGCAATTTCCTTGAACTCCTCGTCACCGAAACCCGCCTTGTTAAACCTCATGCGCTGGTTACGCTTCATCGTGGTGGGGTTCAGTGCATAACGAATCAACTCGTCGGCGTAAGTCAGGCTGACCAAATCTTTTGTAAACTGATTCCAGTGCGTCATTCCTGACCACTTGAAAAGGTGTTTGGCACCCTGATCGAATGCAGAGGCAACACGCCTACCCATTGGGGCGACGTCATCATTCATCTGCAAGGCAGTTAATCGCCCGTACCCAGCAATCTCAGAGGCTGTGCTTAAACGTCTCAGTTCTGCACGGGTTGCCTTGGGAGCGGAAGCGAGTTTAAACAGCATTCCGACTGTCCGCCCCAGTCCGCGCCGACCTATGATTGACCCGATATCAGTCAGCGAGGTGATAGGCACACTCCCCATCACGCGCATCACGTTTAAACTGCGTACAGCGGCACCCGCCTCGTTCAGCACAGAGCCTTGGCGACCCAACCCCTTTCGCCCCATCAGGGTTTCATAGACCCCCTCTAGCTTGTCAAGTAGTCGTGATCGCTCTCTATTGATGCGATTACGTTGTCTGGTGGACATCTCGCCGCTGAGAATAGCGTCGTACTCTTTATTAACTTGCTTGATTAACGCGGACTTACCTTCTGTACCTAGCCCCGCCTCATGCAACTTGAGGAGCATCTGCATCTCTCTGTCGTGCCGATCAAACAGTCGAGCAAGCCCCGTCTCTATAAAGGTAACAGTCTTTCCGCCATCAACCGGAACCTCGCGGAAACGCTCAGACCGCAACTTCAATGTTCTGGCTTTTACTCTCGCGGACGTAAGCGGGACTTTTACTGCGACATCAGAGAATCCGCTGGATGATGACATGATAGATCGATAGGCACTCTCCAAAGACTTTCTTACAACCTCTTCATTGAAAGGCCCGTCCGCCTGATCCTGTATGTCCTTCATCGCCACTCGTATCCACAAATCCTTGTTATCCAGTAACTGGGCATGATTCCAGACAGTGGGCATGTAGCGGACATCACCGAAAGGCATGATGACGCCTTCCTTTTCGGGGACGATTGTTTCGTCCTTCTCTTTCTGCTTGGTCGCTCTCTTTTCTTTTAGCGCATCAATCCTCTTCTGTAATTTCACTATGCGCGGCTTTACGTTCCTTCTCGCCTCACGAGCCGTCGCTAGTTTGTTGGCTAACTTTTTCTCTTGTTTTTCCGCACTCCGCAATGTCGTTGCAACTTCCTTCTTTGCGGCAGAGTCTTTCGGGCGCAACTTCTTGAGCCGCGAAACCTCTTTAGTAATTGCTGACTTCTGTTTCTGGAGACTTGCTACTTCGGCATCTAATTCTTTTACCTTTGCGGCCTCATCCAGACCCTTACTCTTTGTAGCAATCTCTTTATCTAACGCCTTTATTTCCTTTCCAAGCTGTTTGATTGCTTTCTCAGCTTCGTCTATTACCTTGGCATTAGCGGCGGGTATCAGTCCGGCCCCAACATAAGCCTCTTCATGTACTTTACGATGCGCTTCAAGTTTCTGTATTGCTCTGTTAACAGGCGCATGATCGCTTGTGTGACCGTAGCGATATGCTTTTTCAAAGTGGTCAGCAAGTTCTTGTCCTTTCATTACGCCGTGCATTTCTTTTTCCAACGTACTAAGAATGGCTTGGCGTTCATTCATGGATCGCGCTACTGCCATGTTTGCTCGATCCTGTACGGGTATATGATTCTTGCGAATCTCATCTATCTTTCTGAAGAACGGTATACCCACCAGCCGTTCAGTCATCTTTACAAGCGTCGGAGACACAGACATTGCCAGATCACCTACTGGCGTAGTCTGTCTGACCCACCGTAGAAAGTTCTGCCCCTTGACCCGCAACATCCTTTGTTCTTCTTTTAGGATTTCAGCGATGAAGCGATCATCATCAATCTCTTCTGCCACTCTACGGGCATTTAGATTGTCTAAGAACTCTTTAGAGACATAAGGCGTAGTGTTGTCAGGATCAGCCAAGTGATTCATGTCGCGTTCAAACGCTTTGGTTGCTCTCTCCTTTGCTCTGCTTGGAAGGCGTCTACCAAACGCACCACCTAGCGTACCCACAAGGAAAGTCTCTGCCCCTACATTGTAGAAAGTCTGCTCAAGCGTTCTGTAATCCTGTAGCTGGTGTAACGCAGACTCTCGTGCGGCTCCTGTTGCTAACCCGACGCCGCCCCACTTTGCCGCCCTCATTGCCAACCTCGCTGGCTTTAGAACCGCACCACCTAAAAGCATGAGTCCTAATTCAGCGGGAGAACCTAGTGTTGCAATTACATTAGCCGCTAAGACTTTTCCCAGACCCGCTTTAGCCAACAGTTCTATATCTGCCTTTTCCTTTTCAGCCATCTGGAGTAGGTAACGTGCCTGTTCCTCATTCTCCGCATTGATAATGATGGACTGTTCACCAATGTCTGAGGTGAACTTGAATGGGTTGAATTCCTCCCACTCTTCCTCGCCTACCTCATGCGTCCAGTACCTATTGGCATCTAAGGTTATTGGGCTTCTGTATTCCTCATAGGCTGTTTGACTCTCCTCAAGAACAGAGGGCATACCACCAAACCTACTGATCAACGATCCCTCTACAGTTTCAGTACGCCATGCCGCACCCACTGTTCTAAGGAATGACGGACTTTCTTCTGAGGCTCCACCCGCCCCCAATAGCAATGGGTCGTACCTAGTGGTTAAACCCATGCGACCTCTCAAAGCCTTTGGATAACAGGAAGTCAATGAAGTGACCGAAACTGACTTCCATAGACGCCCTGATGGACTCAATGTTTTCCTGTACTGCTGGGTCTTCTAGGTACGCTCCTTCCAATGCTTTCCATGCCCTAACAGCTTCAGCGAATCTAGCTTGGCGAACAGCCTTACTGTCTGCTGGTGTTGTGTCGTCAGGCAACTGCGTATATAGCTTGTGAGCCTTGCTAAATAAATTGATGTTGGAAGCGGTTAACTTTCTCAAGCCCTCCCACGCGACTTGTCCCTTTCTCGATGAAGACGCAAATTCTTCTTGCTGTGCAATCTCTGGCTTATCTCCAGTAAACGACATCAAATAAACTTCTTCCCTATCGCCAACCGTCTTTGTTAAATAGGTTCCATCAGGCGCGACAAAGTAATAACGTGGCTCATTTGTTTCCTCATCCATGTGAGAAAAGACCATTCTGATTTCGTGAGCGTGTATCTCCGCGCCTGACTCACGCGCTATTTCTTGAATTGCCTCTCGCTTTTCGTTATCAATCCATCTACTCATGGAACTTGGAAGAGGGCTGTCGGTGTACCATGCGTATGGTGATCGATATGCAAGGGTCATCTGTCCATCCTCTCCAACAGAGTAGCCCCAATTCTTTTGAAAGTGGTCTACCGCTTGGTGGATTGCCGCGCCATCACTACCTTTATAGAATTTCTTAAACGATTGCTCCAATATGCTTGTTACTACCTCTGTACCTACAACATCGTCAGCCGCTAAATCTAGCCCCCACGATGTCTTAAGAGCCTCTAGGAATTTTTCAGTATGCTCATCCTTCAAAGAATCCCAGCTTGCCGTTCCCTGCTTTGCCCAAAGCGCCGACGACCCACTTTGCTGTTTCTGCCATTGAGCGGCAATCGTTAACGCATCTTGTTCCTCGTTACCCTTTACTAAAGCAAGAAAGTCTGCAAGACCTTCCGGCGACTTAACTGGATCAAGTGTTCGCAACGCTTCAACAGCTAATGCCACTCTCTCTATTGCGCCATCCTGCTCTAAATTTCCGTAAGTCAGCGCACTAATCTGGGACAACATCTGTCGCGGAATATGGTTCTGGTAACGCCGCATGTGCGCCTTGGCTTTTTTCGCCCACTCCATAAATCCAGCGGGAGTTGAAATATCTATACCAGAGACACCAACAAGAAACATATCTTCCAATACTGGGTGGTCGCTTTTAAATACGATACCTCTGTTAAGCCGCTCCTGTTGTTGCGTGAGCAAGGCCGTTTCTTCGGCTCGTCGTATAGACGCCTCGACTCTGGCGGCTTGCGCCTGTTTCCTTCCCAACAACCATGCCATTGCCTCTTCCCGCTCTGTCTCAGTGTTAAGACCTAATTCTTTAAGAGATGCATCTTGCATGTACTTTTGAAACTGATTCACAGAATCGTATGTGGTGTCGGGGTATTCTTTGTTGAACTGTTTAAGGAATTTTTCGTATGCCTCTTCCTTCCTCTTCTCGTCTGCTTCCTTACTTATAGTCTTAGATTCTCTAAGCGCCGTGTTGCGTAAATCCATTCGTCGCCCGATTTCCATGCGAGTCTGGTTTATCAATAGCAACTTCTCTTTCTGTGTTTCAACCCCCAACTCTTCTGGAGTCGCATTCCTCATCGCATTTAAATGACCTTCCAAGTCCGCGAAAGTTTTTCCGGTTAGGTCATCACCAAATGCATCGAGGGACTTCTCTAATGCAACATTCTGTTGATCTTCTTGGCGCTCCTTTGTAATGCGCTGTTGTTCTAACAAGCGTTGCTTTAACGTCGCTTCTAGTTGCTGTAGTAATTCCTCTCTTTGCGGCTGAGTCGTAAACTTCCATCCCCGCTGTTCTTTTAACTCCTCGTCTGTCAGGGCGCGTTGTTCAATCATGTACGCCCTTACCTGATCCGTTTTCGTAAAATCTGATTCGGTATTGTTTTTCGATATCAGCCCAAGACTGTATAACCTATCCTCGGTTTCTTTTTTCTTGGCCGCGACAGTCGCACGATTCTCTGCCGCCACTCTCCTATTCAACTGAACCTGTAACTGACCAATGATGTCAGCCTTCGCCTTTCGCATATCACTTGCGCTGGCAAAACCCCATCGCTTGTAATCGTCTGTGTCGTACCTACCCACTGTACTAGCAAGTTTTTCCAAGCCTACATCCGTTCCGTCCCACTGATAGTCCGCATCTTCAAAAAGCAGATGAATCGCCCGATCCCTTAATGTTGCCTCGTGTGATTCCCTAGACTGTGGTGATAGACGACCATCAAGATGTATCGACTCCCTTAATAAATTGATCTCTTCGGGCGTTCCAGCCATTTCAATTTTTTTGTCATACTCGTGAGAGAGTATCCGCTCGTAGTGGGGGAATGCCTCAATATCAAACGCTTCGGGCGTAAAGAACCCTAGCCCCACTGCCACTGTTTTTATCTCAGGGATATCCTCTGGTTTTACAGCCCTGAGAAGTCTCACCCTTACACTATCTCTACCGATCTCTGTTTCTTTGTCCGCTTGATATTTCTGTACTGCGCTACGAACAGTAGAGTCCACGCCTTGCTGGTTTAAAGAAAACCGACTAAGCGCATCTCGATGACGAAGTTGATACCGTGACAGTATCTCGTCCTTCGTGGCTTGACTGGCTTCTTGAAATCGTTCTTCCAGTCCTCTATGGGTGTATTCACCTGTAGCTGGATCAAATGGGCTTGCCTCAACAACCTCGCTCATCCACCAATCCCGCGACATTGCGTCCTTGTATTCTGCCGCCGCCGCGTCAGAGTTCTGCATATCGGTTTTGTATGCCGCCTCCGCGTACGCCTCACCGATACTGGTTACGGCTTTGGTGATTGCGCCCCACTTCGCGGCCTTTGCTTTAGCAATGCCTGAGTAATCAGTCGGCATGACGCCAGACACACGACGCAACGCCGCCTGTTCCATCGCGGGTGCGCTTCTTAACTGGGGAGTAACAGTCGGTAAGCTGGTATCGTGACGTTCTGAATAAGTGGGTAGCTTCATTGTGGTTTAAATCCAGTCCAGCTAGGGAACGTGCCACCCATCCTTAAATGCATATTGACGCCAGACGATATGCCGCTTGATATACTGCTCCACATTGCGGCAGAGGCTTGTGCGTTTCCTGTCGCCAAAGCGATATCCCCTTGACGGCGCATTGACGCCGCTCTAGCCGCCGCGTCTGCCATAGCAACCTCCGCTTGTAATGCCGCGTTGGATATAATGACCTTTGCCTTTTGATCCGCTTCCAGTCTGAATATGTCGCGTCGATCCTTACCCGCTTGCGCCGTAGTCAATGCAGTCAATACGATTTTTTTAATCTGGTAGTCACGACGTCGATACCCCTCTTCTACTTGAGCATTACGAAAGTATTGAGGTGATCCCAGTTCTGCAACGAATCCAGTTGACGCCGCCCTCGCCCTGATCTCTCCGGCAAGTTCCCGCTCTGCCTTTCGATGTAAGCGAATATCCTCTTCGCCCTGCATCTTGATGTGCGTCAGGTTTGCGACTGTTGCTCTTTCAACAGCGAGTGCGTTGGCCTCGCCTACGGTTCTATAGGCTTTAGCATTGTTAGCCGCCGCACCCAGAATGGCTCGCTTATTTATTTCAGCGACCTTCTCAACATCATCAGCATTAGCATCAAAGGCATCGTGCGACAGCTTTCCGCCTTTCTTTAGTGCGGACGACTTCTTCATTCCTCCAATGATATTGAAGACAGTCATTGCGGCGGCAAGGCTCATCGTCTACCCCTGATTGACTTCGTAGTCGCCAAACACTGATGTAATTTCACACGGCAAAGGCAAGTCCTGTTTGATCTCAATCTGAGCGTGGTCATCAAATCCCTGCCCTCGATAGATCAGATCGCCAGTAACCAGCGGCTCTGCCTTGTCCATTCCTGTCGAGGGATGACGGGTAGGTCTGCGTGTTCCGTTCACCAGAGGGTGCGCTGTCGATATCACTCTGACAATTATTTTTGTCCATCGTTTTCGTAATCCCTGCTGGGTTTCGTCCTCGCTCGATTCCATTGGTACGGTCTTTAGCGTACTGGTAAATGGAAGACCAACAACGATACTTGATGCAAATCGCGTCAGTGTGATGGAGCCAGAGGAAACGGTGACGTCTGGATGGGTAGCGCCATCTGCCAAGACAGAAACGGTCTTTCCTTCCAAGTGGGATAACCCACTGACAGAAGCCGTTGCGCTACCGGAATAAGATAAAGATGAGTCAACCGCGATATCCCAATCGATCATCTCTATGGTTCGTATCGTGCCGGATGAGTTAGTTCGCTTTACCGCAACCCATGTCTCGTCCGCCGTATCGTTAGGTATGGTCACTACTGATTCGACCAGACCATCAGTCGTATGTTTGGCCCACGCGACAGTCTTAAAGTTAGTGTCGTCCATTAGCGCGGGATCAGCCGTCATCGACAGAAGGGTGCCGTCTGTCCTGACGCACCACAGTATCGTATAGGGATGCAGTTGATAACTCATCGAGATAATGCCGGATGTCGTAACGTGTTCAGACATCCACGACAGGTCATCAGAGTCATACAACTCTATGTTCGATGCGGCTCGTTGTTCGTAGGTGCGGACTTGTCTGCCCGAACCCTGTATATAGACAGTGAATCTGCCCATATGTTCTGGCTGGATATGCCGCCCACCATAGGTGGACATGCGTGATGCTAGTGGTAAGTTGCCAGAGGATAGATACTGGTTGGGTATCAGCCGATGCTCACCACCAGAGGTTCCAATAATAAGTACACGTTGCGACGATAACCATTCGATCTTTTCCTGACGGTTAGATGCCAGTACCAGTTCTAACGCATCGTCCGCCGCTGGTGATGCGGGTATCGTGAACGTCTCAAACGCCGCCGCTTTAGATGCCCACAGGGTTTGCGGGTCTTTAGTGCGTCCGCCGAACCATAAGCGTTGCTCAAAGAACACCACCGTTCTTGGGAACCCATCAACGTGACCATCTGAATTCGCATCCCACACTGCGTCTGTCAGGGTGGGTGTTACCAGCGTCCATGCCGCCGCGCCTGTTCTTGACAGCTTACGCGGTTTAAACGACGAATGAACAATGTACATAATGTCATTCGCTTGCGCGAAATGTAAATCCCACACCTGTGTATCAGACCACGGTGTAGCGATCTCATAGACACTGCCGCCTGATGTTACTTGCGCCCCATCTGTGTAGAAACGCATGTACTGGTGTCCCAGTTCCAGCACATAAGACTCTTCCCTAGAGAAGATAAATGGAATCAGGCGTGTAGCCTTTGCTGAATCCTTTACACTATTTATATACTTCATTCCGCCGCGACGTCTCACGCCGCCGTGCGGATCAACCACAAAATTTTCCAGCGTCTCGCAACCCTTGCGATACTGGTCTGTGTCCACACGCCCCCACAGGCGTCTGGTTACTTCGCCCGACGAGAAGTCGGTTAGTACATGCTGTACTCTAGCCACGGAGCGTACTGAAACGGTTTTCTGGGCCTAGCGGTCTGGATGTGCTTTCCAGTCCATCAGTCGTCCGCGCCTCGTCCAGTGTACGCATGTACATCTGTTCAATGTTGGTTAGGGATGTGTTTGACGCAGAGATGGCGTAAGCAATCTCTAACGCCAGTCGGTAAATAATCACCTCGATCACATGAGGTTCTAATGCGTCTTCTGCTACATCAGACGAGATGTACTTGATTGACAGCGTTCCCTGATCTGACAGGATGTCCCTGCCCTCGACAGTCCAGTCGTAGTCAACTCCCGTGCTTGACCACGCTCCAACAGGAAACGCCTTCAACACTCTTAACGAGTCGTTGGGTAGCCGGAACTTATATGCGAATTCCGATACGGGCGCATCAGTTAACAGTGCCAGTGTTGCTCGTTTGGTTGCACAGTTCCAAGGATACGAGCGTAATACGAATTTCTTTACGCCGTCATACGTTTGGTTAATGATCTTGGCTTCAACCGTATTATCATCAAAGGATGTAATACGATCTGCGCCGACAATAATCAGCGCACGATTAGCAATATCGACTTGACTGGTCATATTTTAATAAAGGAAAGGGGGGCGAGTTACCCCGCCCCCACTAACACTTACTCGCTACATTCGATCTCAACAACTCGATCCTCGTCAATACGAGTACAAGCGGCTGAAAAGCGTAAGTAGACATGGTGAGCAAACGACTTGTCGGCACGTTCCGCAATCTTCGTTTCAACGTCACGACCTATCGCAAGACCAATAGCGTCTTTCTGATAAGCAATAACGGAACGGACTGAGGAAGCGACAGCAAGTTGCTCAGAGCGGATGAAGGTAAAGCCCATGAACGAATTAAAACTTCCGCTAACAAGCGCTTTCACCGTATTGAAGTCGCTTGATGTGACCTGAGTCGTACCAAGCAAATCTTCCATCTGCTTTGCGGTAACAACGATGTACCGATCATTGTCCGGCACTTCTTTGCTATCGAGCATCTTCTTGGCTGACAACAGTTTCGCAATGGTAAGACCCGCTGAACCATGTGCAATTGTGTTACCGGCTGGGAAGGTTACAGCGGTTCCATCACCATCAGTGGATGAGCCAAGGGCCGCATCAATGATGAGGGAATCCCACTTACGATTCATCGCGCCAGCACCAACTTGGACGTAAGATGACTTCGGATCGACGAGCATACGCAAGGTATCCTCATCATCAACGAGATCACCCCACTGCCAGTCGCGCATAGTCACGACACGCCGTGAGTGAGGTACTTCAAGGATGGGGGTGTTTGTGTGACGGGTAGTCTTTTCAACTGCCTCAACGTGACCCAGACGCTCGAAGTTGTGCTTCTCGCCTGTTACTTGTACGTTGCGGACAGTATTTCGCAAACGCCCTTCCATCTGTTTAGCCAGATACAACACGTTTGATTCAAACTGTTGTACAAAGGCTTTTTGGATGGTGACTGCCATTTGAAAATTACCTTAGTTAATATGGAAAGAAACGGGCGGCTACCTGCGATGCAGACCGATCCTGCCTTTTACGTTGGGTAAACGGTGGACAACAACGGACGCTTACGCGCTACCCATTGCCATCTCAAAATACTTCGCCCTCTCGTCAATAACGCCCTGACGACGAGGGTCAATTTCATCAAGTTCAAAAAGTTTTTCAGTCAACTCATGCGCTCTTGCCATTGCCTCTTTACTGGTCATCATGGAACTCGATTGACCTTCCATTGTTGGCTCCTGTAGCCCTTGCGACATGAGGTAAAACAGTTTGATTATTTGTGGGTTGTTGCCCATACCTGAGTCATTGAGGTAATCAAACAATCCCTCAACCTTCTCATCCATGTAACGCACTGCATTCTGCGCTTGACTTATTCTTGCGTCGTAAGCGCGGCCCCACTCGTCTTTAAGTAAGTCAAGCTGGTTGTCAGAGTCAGTAGCCTTCTCTGTCTCCATCTTGCTGGCGGCATCCTCTATCCATTTGGATAGTGTCGTCGCCTGATCTTTTGTCAGGTTGGCGGCGTGTGCGGCTTCGGCAAATGCGGCGTCTGACAGTTCATAGCCTTCCGTGCTGTCCGGCTTGCCCAGCTTTGACCACAGGTCGTTGCTCTCTTCATCGTTAGAGGGCATTCGATACACACCCCTGACCTTAGAGATGCGCTCGTTAAACTTACTCCACTGCTCATCCGTTGCATCGTCGGATGGAATCTGTACGCTACGTCCGATCAACCCCTGTGCGTTGATGTACTGTGTTGCCAAGTCGGAAACGTCCTTGACATTTTTCATCAAGGGGTGGTCAGCAATGTCATCAGACAATGCCCCCGTCCATGTGCTAGTGGGTTGCTCTACTTCTACGTTTTCGATTTCATCCGCCATGCTTTACTAACTCCCTTATATAGAACACCATTGATCGCCTACCTTCGTTGTAAAGGGTTTCGTTTACATCTCCCTTAACGTATGAAGGGCCGAACAACACCTGTTCTTCAAGGTGCTTTAGCACTTCGGCTCCGGCGTCAGTTGAGAACGTCTTTGCGAACAGCTTTGCTAGTTCATCCACCCTGTTGGGCTTCCATCTGGGCTTGCTGTTGTGCCGCTTCTGCCTGTTGCTGTCTTATCTCTTCTACTTCCTTTGGTGATCTCACTGCCTCAGAGGGGATGCCGATACGATCCAGCGCAATACGAAACGCCTTATCCATATCCATGACGTTGGCAACTCTGGGATCAAGTTGTCCAAGGGTCATTCCGATTTCAACGGCTCGTTGTATCGACTGAATGTCACTCAGCTTCTGACTTCTCGCCAGTGGGCCTTGGTACTCAATGTCCAAGTCCGTGTTGTAACTTGCCAGCACCTCTGGGGGTGGTGTGAACTGACCGTTTCTGTACATCAGGCCGAACACTCGTTCTATTAAAGGATTAAGGAACTCGCTTTGGAGTCTCCCCATCGTCGGGCCTAGCACCCGTTGCATCAATTCGTAGCGTATCTGTACTTCTGTTGCGGTTGCGTTGGGACGTTCTGGAATGTGCAACTGGTCAATATGGTAGATAGACCGAATAGAGTCTCTGATTTCCTGTGCTTTGATCTGTGCCGCATTCCAGTCAGTCCTGTTGAACAGCGGTGCAATCGATTGCATGTCCCTGACATACGTTACTGCCCCTGCTTCCATGTGCAGGTCAGAGACAACACCTGTCGCGGACGCCATCATTGGCGGGTCAATGGTCTTTTCCCATGCCGCCAACTCATACCGCTTTGCTTCATTCAAAGTCCTGATGTCAGGACGAGCCATCAGTGCTGGGGAGAATCCATAAACGTCATTGGATATCTTCGACCAGCGTGGCGTGAGGTAGGGTTTTTCAAAGTAACCCCCCTCTTCAAGAATTTCTTTATCGTCAACTGCGACCCAGCATGACTTCCACGGTTGCTCCGGTATCGCCCCTTTGTAATTCACCTCACCCGCTGGTGTTACACCATGCAATATTCGGTGTGTGCGGTCTGGGTCTTGCTCAAGGTCACGCTTGACTCTGGGTATCGATGCGTCGGGCCAGCGTTGCGCGATCTGTCGCGCCGTCATCCTGCGTTCTAGGAATACCGTGTCCACGCGGCCTGAGTAATCCTCATCAATCGCAACGCCGGACATGTGGCAGGTCATAAAATTCAGACCTTCCATCCAGTCAACGTACATACAGCCTGTACCGAAACAGGTCAGGTCTTGATATAACTCGTTTACCTGTGTATCAAACGAAGAATCAGAGAATGCGTTAAGCATTCTGCGCCGACAGTCATCAAGCCACTGGGATGCGTCCTTGTCATCGTTTAATTCCGTCTCCCTAAAGCGCATCTCAAACCACACCGACGCGGGATTGGTAACTGCACCATGAATATGAGAGGCGAGAAGATGATTCGCATGAATCGCTGTCGAATCATAGATGTGAACCGTGCGACTCTTGTCGCCCTTCATGCGAATTGTCGTGAAGTCTCCCTTATGCGGGAGAACATACGAGGCAACCTCTTCCCATAGCGTCAGCCATGACGCTCGTTTTGCATCCATCGACTCATAGCGACGGATTACCTCTTCAAGAATAGCCATTAGGCGGCTAACGCTGTGGTAGTGGTGTCTGTTTCCCTAGCGTCCCATTCAGTTTTGTACATCCATGTCTTTACACCCGCCGCCAATGCCGCCGCTTTGTTAGGATAGACTGTTCCCGTTACCGTATCGACCACCTGTAAGCCGGAAGTCAACTTAGTCGATCCCTTATACGGCGTAATCGGGTCAGCAGAAGCGGGGGTTAGCACAGAGCGTTGCGTCTCTTCTTTGACCCCTGACGTTAAAACTGTAGAGGAGTATCCGCTATCGTCAGCGAGGGCTAACGGGTCGTTGGTAGATGTCTTAGCGGCAAAGGTCGTCATGATGTCGCCAGTGGAATCATCGATGGGATCATTCCCATCGTTAGTCTTCGTCGTGTCATCGCCATCGGGATCGGGATCATCAGTCGTCGTCGGATCATCCGTCTTCTCCGCCTTCTTATAAAGTTTGCCTAAATAAATATCGGGCAGACCCTCTAAGTGATCCCATCTGGTGGTGTCTCCACCACCTACGGTGGTGGCAGGAGTCCACGCGAATTCCCACTTGGTTTTATCCTTCTCGTTTACGTTCAGCACCATCGCCCAGCCTTTCTCACCGTTCACATCCATGCGAAAGCGTTTCTTCTCTGAACCACCAAGCAAACCGCCAGTAGCTTTCTTGTGTTCAAACGGGCCAGTAATACGCCAGTTATAAACCGCACCCTTCGTATACAACGTGGTGTTGTTCATGGACGCCTGTTTGAAGTTGACAGCGTTCCACGAGTCATTCGAATTGATTGTCCCCTCTTTGGTTAGCGTGAGGTTACCGTCGGTTTTTGTATTGCCGCTCTTTGTAAGGTGGCGCTTTCCAGAGGTGTAGTCCGCGTCGGAAACT